ATCAGCATCCGCCCGGCTGTCCCAAGAGCTCCTTGCCTCGTCAGCATCCGCCCGGCTGTCCCAAGAGCTCCTTGCCTCGTCAGCATCCGCCCGGCTGTCCCAAGAGCTCCTTGCCTCGTCAGCATCCGCCCGGCTGTCCCAGGAATTCCTTTCATCGTTAGCATCCGCCCGGCTGTCCCAGGAGCGCCTTGCCTCGTCAGTATCAGCTAGTTTGTCCCAGCATCTAGCGTCTCTAAAGTGGAAGCTGCCAGATAAGCTCTCAGAGAGCTTGCTATCCATGAACTACCCGCTGAATAAAATGGCTAACCGTTTTTATGGCCGCGATTTGGCATCGGTCGCCTTTCAGCAGGTCATGGAGATTACTGAAGATATTTGTAGCGATGCTGTTGAGAATGATGAGCTAACAGAGCAAGCACGTTCAGCCAATGATGAATTTCAGGCTCTGGTAAATGGCTCTTTGGGTTTGGAATCGCTTTCAGATAAATCCCTGCGCTTTCTGTTATGGCTGCTTAATGGGATTATTCTGCCGATATTCGCTGCTGCAATGGGTGGAATCATTGCGACTCAATACATAAACGATAAAGCTTTAGCGCTGGGATTGGCAAAGAATAATCGCGAAGTTAAAACTCTTGTCCGCTGCTACAGCAATGAGGAAAAGATGGCGCTTAGCGGGTGTCGTGTAGTATTGGGCGACGGCATACGGGTAAGGGCTACGCCGGGCCTTAAAGGAAATGTTATTGCTACTCTTCCTGTTGGAAAAATTGTCACCATATTGGACTCAACACAGAGGGCGTGGCTGCTTATTGAGGCCGATATTGATGGAGAAACGGTAGAGGGCTGGGTATCTCGTAGATATACCGTGCCTTTCAGATAAGGAGTAATGATGCAAGACGAATGATCCTTGCCGCTTATACGATAATGTGGTTTCCTGTTAGTTGTTTGAGCACGTCACTGTAATAATTAAAACCCTTTAATCCCACGCCCCACCCCCAGCCGCCTACTCTGGCGGCATGTACTTAATCCCAGGCAAACATCCTAACCACCAGCGCGCTGGCATTGTCGCCATTGCCGCCTGTGTCGTTGACCTCAATGGCCATGTTCCTGCCGAGATCCAGTTGACCCCGGCCGGGCAGTTCCGTGCCCGCGATGGCCGCCCCGAGGGGCTGCACGGCTGGTACATCGACGCCGATATCGCCGCACGGGTGATCGCCCGCGCCCAGGCAACGGCGGGCGACTTCGTTATCGACTACGAGCACCAGACCCTGCACGCCGAGAAGAACGGCCAGCCAGCCCCTGCCGGTGGCTGGTGGCAGGGTGCCAACATGGAGTGGCGTGATGGGGAGGGCCTGTTCGCCACTGACATCACCTGGACTGACAACGCCCGCGCTGTTATCGCCGCCAGAGAATACCGTTACATCTCCCCCGTGCTCGCCTACGACAAAACCACAGGGCACGTCCTGGCCATTTTGATGGCCGCCCTCACCAACTACCCGGCCATCGAGGGTCTCTCTGACCTTACCGCGATGGCTGCCGCGAAATTTGATTTCACATCCCACCATCAACAGGAGACCGATACCGTGAAACGTGAACAGTTGATCAAACTACTCGGCCTGGCTGAAGACGCCAGCGACGAGCAGATCCAGGCAGGTATGGAAGCCCTCAAGGCCCGTGCTGATCTGATGAGCGAGGTGCGTACCTCGCTCGGCATCGATGAGCAGGCCAGTGTTTCCGAGGCGATTGCCACCCTCAAAACCAACGCCGACAGCAACGAACCCGACCCGGCCAAGTATGTCCCCATCGATTCGATGAAGGCCCTGCAGACCGAAGTGGCCAGCCTTACCGTTCGCCTCAATGGCAAAGAGGTAGACGACCTGGTCGATCTTGCCATGAGTGAAGGCAAGTTGTTGCCTGCCCAGGAGGCATGGGCCCGCGAGTTGGGCGGCAAAGACATCGACGCCCTCAAAGGTTACCTCGACAGCGCACAACCCATTGCCGCCCTTAAGGGTAAGCAGACCGGCGGCAAGGCTCCGGAGGGTGGTGTTACCGATGGTGAGTTGGGAGAGGAGGCCATCGCCATCTGTAAGCAGATGGGTATCGACCCCGAAGAGTATAAAAAGACTGCAGCGGCCTCCGCCTAAGTCCTCAACCATAGAGAAAGGAGAAAGCAATGGCCGCACTGACCAAAGACCGTAACACCCCCAAGCGCGTAGGGGCCACCTACGAAGACCCGGCCGCCGCCGGTGCAAAGGTGCATGCCGGCAGCATCGTAGTACTCAACGCCACCGGCCTTGCCGTTCCCGGCAGCACCGCTCTCGGGCTTAAGGCCCGTGGCATGGCTGCCGAGGCGGTGGACAACACAGGCGGTGCCGATGGCGACCTCGTCGTCAAGTCCGAGCCTGGCGTGTACCGCTTCGAGAACGATGGCTCCATCGACCGCACCCATATCGACGGCACCGCCTACATCGTCGATGACCAAACCGTTGCCGCCACTGATGGCACCGGCACCCGCTCAGCCGCCGGCACCATTAAAGATGTTGACGCTGATGGGGTATGGGTCGCTATCGGTATCTAGCGCAGCCAGTAAAACAAATTAACGACAGGAGACATATCGATGTTAGTCAATAAAGCATCATTACAGGCGCTTTTTACCGGCCTTAAAACCATCTTTCACAACACCCTCAAGGCGCAGACTGGCAACTGGCAACTGACCGCAATGGAGGTCCCCTCCACACGTAGCGGTGAGGACTATGCCTGGCTGGAGCGCTTCCCCAAGATGCGCAAGTGGGTGGGCGATAAGTTCATCAAGGCGCTTGAGGCCGGCAAGTTCTACAAAAAGAACGAAGACTGGGAAACCACCATCGCGGTAAAACGTAATGACATCGAGGATGACAGCCTTGGTATCTACAACAACCAGTCACAGATGGCCGGTGAGGCCGCAGGCGAACTGCACGACATCATCGTCGATGACCTGAAGCAGAATGCGTTTATCGCCGAGTGCATGGACGGGCAGTACTTCTACGACACCGACCACCCAGTGAATGGTGCCAGTGTTTCCAACAAGGGCACCGCCAAACTCTCCGCCGCTACCCTTGCAGCAGCACAGGGCAGTTACGGTGCCGGCCGCCAGGCCATCATGAGCTTTACCGACAGCGAGGGTATGCCGCTTCGCCTGGTACCCAACGTGCTGGAGGTTGGCCCCTCTCAGGAGGCAGTAGCAAAAATCATTTGCGATGCCGACAAGCTGCAGGACAACAGCCCCAATCCCTACAAGGGCACCGCCACCGTGCTGGTCAACCCGGCTATCACCGATGACCGCTGGATGCTGCATGTCACCAACAAGCAGAGCATCAAACCGTTCATCGTGCAGATGCGCAAGAAGCCTGTATTTGTCAGTCAGACCTCGATGGAGAACGACGATGTCTTCAACAAGGCTGAGTTCAAGTTCGGTGCCGAGGCGCGCGCCACCGGAGTCTATGGCTTCTGGCAACTCTCTTACGGCTCTGACGGTAGCGTGTAACCGATAGCCGCTAGTAACGACCAGCTCCAGCTATGGGGCTGGTTTAAGCAAACATTGATAAGGAGTTAAACCAATGGCCAAGAACCAACCCAAAGAGATCGAAGGCATCTTCGTCACCCCCAAGCGCAAGCACAGTTTCCGCCGCGCTGGTTTCGAGTTTCCCGCTGAGGGCATGGGCATTGCCCTGGATGCCCTTAGCAAGGAGCAGCTCAAGGCCATCGAAGAGGAGCCGATGCTCAGCGTCGAGCGTGTGACCTTCCCGGCGGATGAAGTTGAGGCGGCAGAGTAAGCCCGTCACGACATAAAGAGCCAGGCCCATGCCCTACTGCACCAAACAGAACCTGATCGACCGCTACGGCGAGGAGGAGCTGATCCAGCTCACCGACCGTGCCGGCAACGGTGTCATTGATGATGGCGTACTCGACCAGGCAATTACCGATGCCGCCGCCGAGATAGACGGCTACCTAGCCGGGCGTTACCAACTGCCGCTGGCAGTCACCCCGCCGATCCTCACCGTCTATGCCTGCGACATGACCCGCTATCGCCTCTACGACGATGCAGCCACCGAGCAGGTAGAGAAGCGCTACCAGGACGCCATCAAATTTCTGCGCCTAGCTACAGACGGCAAGGTGCAGTTGGGTCCCACCAGCGATGGCAGCAAACCCGCCCCCAGCAGTGGTGCAGTGATGGAGTCCGGCGGTCGCGTCTGGGGCCGTGGCAACAGCGGGGACTTTATCTGATGATGCAAGCCGAACAATTGATTGTGGCCAGGCTTGAGCAGATGTTAGCCAAACTCACGCCAACACCGTCTGTACTCACTGCACCAGATCTCGCAGGAGTAACAGAAGCGCAGCAGAATGCGCCCGCTGTATACGTGATTTATGGTGGATTGAATATTAGCCAGGATGAAGCGGACGGTACCATCGTCGAGATTCAACTCACCTGGCACACCGTGGTGGTCACTCGCAATGTGCGCTCACTCAAGAGCGGTGATGGGGTACGTGCTGATGCAGGCCCAATTCTAAATGCCGTTTTCACAGCATTAACCGGCTGGAAACCCGGTGCTGACATTCGCAGGCTTAAACCTGTAAATCCGCCACGCCCTGGATACATAAAAGGGTACGGCTACTTCCCACTTAGCTGGTCACAACGTATGCAAATGCGCGCTGCTACTTAAACAATATTGAAGGAGAAAAGTCATGAAGAAGTCATCTGATAAGACCGCTGAATATCACGAAGTCACTCTCGCCAAAGCGATCACGCACAAAGGCAAAGAGAAAAAGGCGGGAGACAAGATCGCGGTCACCGCCGATATCAAACAATGGCTTGCCGAACGCGGAATTATCGCAACCCCTGAAACCGCCGCGAAAAACTAAGCGACCAGGAAACCCGACCAGAGCAACTGAGGAGACAGATCAATGAAGCCAACCATAACAGACTATAGCTATATCGGCGTCGGTCGTATCTACCTACGCGACCGCAACGGCACCGGAGGCCTCGTGCCGATCGGCAACGTCGGAAAACTCAACTTCGCGGTATCCGAGGAGGCCAAGGATCTTCCCGACTTCACCTCCGCCGGT